CCTCTGGTCCCAGCGCAATATCTGGGATACCTCTCATCGGCTTATGGTCAACCAGTACCGCGGCGTAATGGATGTCGAAACGCTGGCGGCCAATGCCCTGGCGGGTGATGGTCTGGGACGTGAGTTCTGGGCTGAAATCGATCGTCAGGTTATTCAGTTGCGCGATCAGCAGGTCGGTATGGAGATCGTTAACGACCTGATGAGCGTTATGCAGGTCCTGAACATCGGCAAAACCGCGAAGCTGTACACCGTTGTCGGCGATATTGCCGATGACGTGCAGGTCAGCCTGGACGGTCAGCCGCCGTACTCCTTCGATCAGACCGACTACGACAGCGATGGTGATCCTGTGCCTGTTTATACTGCCGGTTATGGTGTGAACTGGCGTCTTGCTGCTGGCCTGAACACGGTGGGTATTGATATCGCACTGGATTCTCAGGCAGCCAAGATGCGTCAGTTCCATAAGCGTCGTGTTAAGGGCTACCTGGACGGGAATGCCACCATCAAGGTGCAGAATTACCAGTCTCAGGGGCTGCGTAACCACCGCAATACCGCAAAGATTAACCTCGGAGCCGGTGCTGGTGGCGTAAACATCGATCTCACCACCTGCACCCCGGCTCAGGCGCTGGCGTTCTTTGGAGCTACGGGCCCGTTCGGGCTGACTGCCCGCGCGAACCAGGTCACCGCCTATGATGTGCTGTGGCTGAGCCCGGAAATCATGGCAAACCTCTCGAAGCCGTACACGATTGAAGTCGGTAACGGTGCAAATGCCATCGTGAGCGGTACCGTTCTGGATGCCATCCGCAAGTTTATGCCCGTGAAAGATATCCGCATGACCTACGCGCTCAAGGGTAATGAGTTCCTCGCCTACGAACGCCGTCAGGATGTGGTTTCGCCGCTGGTTGGTATGGCTGTCGGCGTCATTCCACTGCCGCGCCCGCTGCCGCAGAGCAACTACAACTTCCAGATCATGTCTGCGGAAGGCCTGCAGATTAAACGTGACGACGAAGGCCACTCCGGTGTGCTTTACGGCGCGGACCTGGGCTAAGGAGATATCATGGCTAAGTACGAAGTTATTCGCCCATGGCACGGCGTGACCGTTGGTGATGTAGTGGAGTTTGAAAGCCTTCACCCGGCGTTGAAACCAAACGTCCGACTGATGCGTGGCGAGGCCGGTGCGCTTACCCCGGCAACGCCAGGTGCAGGGAACGATGGCAAATCCCGTAAGGAGATTATCGCCGATCGCCTGAAAGAGCTGGGTATCGAGTTTAAAGGCACCCTGGGTGCTGAAAAGCTTTCTGAGCTGCTGCCTGACGGTGAGTTCGAAAAACTCTTCCCCGCTGAATAACAAACGCCGCTAAGGCGGTTTTTTTATGCCCCGTTCCGGCGGGGCTTCTTATTTCAGGAGTCAGCCATGGTAAATCCCGAACAGGCGCAGCAGTACTTAAGCGGTCAGGGGATTACCCTGCCTGATTTCGTGCTGGCGGCGCTGGTGGAGCAGGCAAACGCTATCGAAACGTGCCTGAGCCTGCATTATCCGGCCGCCACAGCAATGCTCATCCAGCTTTACCTGCTGGCGCTGATGGGGCTGGGGCAGGGTGATAAATATCTGTCCAGCCAGACCGCGCCAAACGGCGCTTCACGGTCGTTCCGCTACCAGTCTTTTTCCGATCGCTGGAAAGGCGCGCTGAACCTGCTGCGCGGGCTGGATAAACACGGCTGCGCGACGGCGCTCATCCCGCCCGATCCGACTGCTGCGCCTGCGTTCGGCGGCATATGGATCGGCAAGGGCGGATGCATGAGCAACGGGGGCCGCTGATGGCCCTGATATCCGTAAAGCAGCGTCTGCCGGAGCCGTTAACGAAAGTCTGGGTACTGACTGACAGCGGCAGGAGGGTGACCGGCTACGTTAAAAGCAACGGCGAGTGGTTCATCTTTTGCCGTGAGGTCGCCGCCACAAAGCCAAAAATCATCCGCTGGGAGGAACCGTGAGCGTTACAGCTAACTGGGTCTACACCAACCTTGCCACTGTCTATCCACGCACCTATGACGACTGGAGCAGCACCTGGGCGACTGGCGAGCCTTACCTCATTGACTGCACGTGGGAGGTGAACCAGGAAGAGTCCATAGACGATGCCGGTATCGAGTTCACCACCAACCTGATCATTTCCACTGAGCTTAAGCACAACGGCGCAGACGTGCGTAAACCGCTGCGTAACGATTATGTCGCGGTAGGCGACACCACGGGTGAACCGGATCCGGTTAAGGCGAAAGGCGACGTGATCCGGGCGGTCAAGATGTGGGATATGTCGTTCTTCGAAGAAGAGCCCGACTACAAAATCCTGACATCTAACCGCAACTCCCTCGGGGCCTGATTTTACAGGAGGTCAGTATGCCGGTTAAGGGCATCAAAAGCGTTCAGATGAACACCAGAAAGCTGCTCGGCCAGATAGCCGGGCCGGTGACCGGGCGGGTGATCACTGAAGTCATGATTGTGGGCTTAGGCTATTCCGCGCAGATCACGCCGATGGATACCTCCACGCTGGTGAACAGCCAGTTCCGTGAGTTGAGGCCCATTCCGAAAGGCATGACCGGCCGCGTCGGGTATACCGCCAGCTATGCTGCCCGGGTCAATGCAGCACCGGGCACGCTTAAAGGCCAGCCGCGCGCAAATGGCAACGGCAACTACTGGGATCCGAACGGCGAGCCGGACTTCCTTAAAAACGGCTTTGAACGTGACGGCATGAACGATATCCGGGAAACCATCCGGCGAGGATACAAACTATGACCCGCAGCGAGGTTTATGACGCCCTGCGCGCCTGGCTCCAGCAGCACGGTTTTGATACCGGCTACCGAGTGCAGAAGCGCTTTTTCACTGAGCATGAGGACTCACAGAACGAGCGCTATCTCATCATCCAGCAGAACGGCGGTGGAGGTGACGAGCAAGCCATCTCCCGTGATTATTTTCGCATCATCCTGCTGACCGGCCAGAACGATCCCGGTATCGATGCCGTGGAAAATAACGCTGATGCTATCCGCCGGGCCATGAGCCTGGAGTATCAGACCGAATGCATCATCCTGATGCAGCCTGTCGGCGGCGTCCCCGCCTTCAGAACCGAAGAGGGCCGCGTGGCCTTCGAAATCAACTTCAGAACCATCATTTCCCAGTAACGGAGTAAAAACTTATGGCCGGATGTGAATCAGGTGCTTTCACAGGGCTTGCTGTCGCCGTTTATTATGCGATCGGCTGCCCTGAGGTTCAGCCAGCAGCGAACCAGTACAGGCGCCTCGGTATGATGCGCGGCAAAACCACGGGCGTGGAGTGGGAAACTGCCGACGCAACGGGTGACCAGAGCGCGGCGTTTACCCAGGAAAACGTCACCACCTATAAAAACGTGTCGTTCTCCGGTGACGGCGTGAGCCGCAAAGAGGCAATCTATGGCCAGCGGGCCATGAAGCGCCACGTCTACAGCCCGTCAGCGGAAACCAGCAACCAGCCGTATGTCTGGCTGAAGATCATTTCCCCGCTGGATATCACGGAGGGTCCGTTCCTTGTCACGAGCTGGCAGGACGAAGCGCCCCACGATGATGTGGCAACCTGGTCGCTGGAAGCCTCGAGTGCGGGCAATGTCGATGTGCGCGACGTGGGCGATACCATCACTATCACGACCCAGCCGCAGAGTCGCACGCTGGAAGAGGGCGACACGCTGACACTGACCGTGGCGGCCACCACCAGCGGCAGCTCCCCTTTGAGCTATCAGTGGCAGCGGGACGGTCAGGATATCGGCGGGGCGACGTCAGCAACGTACACTAAAGCCAGTGTGACCGCGGCAGACGACGGGACCTATGCCTGCGTTGTGTCTTCCCCAACGGCCAGCAGCGTATCGTCCGGCTTCGCGAACGTCGTAGTCACAGCTTAATTACGGGGCTTCGGCCCCTTTGAGGTTTTATGCAGGTCATCACTGATATTGGCCAGGCGGTGATCCGCGCTGGTGGCCGCGAGATATTCCTCAACCCCTCTTTTCTGGCGATGTCCCGGATCGGCGCGCCGGAGGATATCGTCAGGTTGTTCGTCACCGTGCACGCCGGGCACTATCCGACACACCGTATTAGCGAGCCGGCGATCATGCGCGACGTGCTGGCCCGCTGCTTTGCAGAGATGGCGGCAGCAGCGGCCAGGGTGGTTACCGCCTGCTGCACAGAGAACATCAGTCACCTGATCGGCACATACAAGGTCACAACTAAAGGGAAGCTGTTCTACCGGCCCGGCCTGCTGCCGGTTGCCGACGTGATAGAGCTGGCCCGACACCTGCTCCGTCATGGTGTGATGGGCGACCAGCCGCCGGAGCAGCTAAAAGGTCAAAAAAACGAGTATTCCAGTAAATTTGATGTCCGGTCATTTGTCTACACTGCCGTTGCTCACCTCGGCATGAGCGAGGCGGATGCCTGGAACATGACAATGACCAGTTTCCGCGCCGCAATGAATGCCAAGTTCCCGGCGAAGGAGAAAGACAAGATCCCCACAGAAGAAGCCTATGACGAGGTTATGGGCTGGGCTGACAAAATGGTTGAACTGGATGCGCAGCGAAGCGCCACGACAAATTCAGAAGATTGAGAACAATAAATCAGGTGCCTTGTTGCACTGACGCACTCACCTGTTAGGATTAGTCCTAACTTTTACTGGCGGGTTAAGATATATGAAAAATAAGATTTTCTTTTGTGGTTTATTACTTGTTTCTTCTATGCATGCCTCTGCAGAATGGCGTCATTCAATAACAGAAGACAAAATGGGTCGCGGAAGTGATGAGGTTGCCTCTGTTCAAAGCATCAATACAATCACTCTTTCTGCTCCTTATGAAGGCGTTCAACATGCAACACTATCACTTCGAAAGTTGCGAAAAAGTGACAATGAAATTGTATTAGCTTTGGATAAAGGGCAAATTATCTGTACTTCCGGAGGTTGCCCGATTCTTTTCCGTGTCGACGAAAATGAACCGTTTACCATTTCCTTTGTTCCTCCTAAAGATGGAAGCACTAACGTTGTCATTGGTGATTTGGATACCCAGCAGCTTCGGAATATACTCAAGGCAAATAAAATCAGTGTAGAGTTGACTATCTTCCAAAATGGTGATCATATTCTTGAATTTGATGCTACGAACAATCCCTTTGTAGGTAAAAAGGTCTATCTTTTAAGTGAAATAAAGCAAGCTCTAGACACGAAAAGTGAGCTAAAAGTATTCAAAATTAATCAATTTGAACTAGATGGCAGTAATTTCGGAATTTGCAAGCAAGTGCTACAAACTACAAAAAAAGAAGACGATATTAACATTGTAGAAAAAAATGATAAGCAAATTTACGTTCTCAATAGTTATTCTGAAACTGGCATGACTAAAAGCTCATGTAGGAAAGGTGAGAAAAATATTCTTCTAGAATTCTATGAATATAAATAATTTCATATAAAATAAGCCCCACTCCGGTGGGGTTTTTTATTGCCCGGAGAAAATAAATGGAAAACGTAGGCGGCATTTATTACGAGATCAAAGCCGATACTCATGCTCTTCTACAAGCAGATAAGCAGGTAGAAAATATTACGAATAATATGGAGCGCGGCTTTGAGAAAGCGGATAATGCTGCCGATGGGCTGAATACCGGGCTGAGCAAGCTGGCCTCTGCCCTGAAAGCGTTGATCGCAGTTTCTGCACTGCGTGAAATGGCCCGCATGGTGCAAAGCTACCAGGAGATGGCCGAACGTGTGCAGATGGCGACCTCCAGCCAGGATGAGTTCGAGCGCGTACAGAAGCGCCTGCTTAATACTGCTAACGGCACTTATCGATCGCTGGCAGAGGCCCAGGAGCTTTATATCCGCAGTGCTGACGGACTGCGCAGCATGGGGTACTCCACCGAACAGGCGATCGACGTTCAGGACTCCATGTCTTATGCGTTCGTGAAGAACGCCGCGTCTGCCGAGCGTGCTGATTCTGCTATTAGTGCCTTCACCAAAGCGATAAACACCGGCACCGTATCTGCCGACCAGTGGGAATCCATAACCACTGCCATTCCGACAGTCATTAACGATATTGCAGCAGCCAGTGGCAAATCAGCTGCAGCAGTACGCGCTCTTGGCGCATCAGGTAAGCTTACAGCTTCGGATCTTGCCGAAGGCCTGAAGCAATCACTCGAGGCAAACTCAGCTGCAGCTGCTGGTATGTCTAATAATCTGGTCGATGCCAGCGTCAGGATGCGGACCGCCGTTACCGCTATGCTGGTGGCAGTTGAGGGGCAGACCGGAGTGATTCAGAGCTTCACCAATAGCATCATTACCGCCGCCGATACGATCCTCAGCTTCTCTGAGAACTCCGAGGCCATGACGGGCTATATCGACAGCGCAACACTGGCCGCCAAAGCTTTCGCCCTGGTAATGGCTGGCCGTTACGCCGGATCGTTGAAGGATGCTCTCAGCGGGAAACTGCAATCAATTGCTGCTACCCGTCAGCAGACAGCGGCAGAGAACCAGTCTGCCCAGTCACTGCTTATTGCGGCTAACGCAGCGCAAAGAAAAACTCTTGCTGATAAAGAGGCGGCATTCTCAGCCGTTGCGCTGGCTCAGGCTGAGCTAAATGTCGCGCGTGGAAGTAACGCCGAAATGACGGCACTGGAAAACCTCAGCGCAGCAAAATCACGGGCTCGAGCTGCTTCACTGGCGCTGGTGGAAGCGGAAACCGCCCAAGCTGCGGCTTCTGCTAGGGCTGCGGCTGCGGCACGCGCTGCATCGGTGGGATTTGGCCTTGCTCGTGGCGCTCTTTCACTGATCGGCGGCCCGGCGGGTGTGGCAATGATTGCTGCCTCAGCGTTGCTTTACTGGTGGCAAACAGCGCAACAGGCCCGGCAGGAGGCGATCGCCTTTGCTGATGGGCTTGATAAGCTTAATGACTCCATGAGATCAATGAGCAACACTCAGTTGCGGGGAACTCTTGCTGATGCTAATGAATCAATGCGGGCGCAGAAAGATGAAATAGCTGGTTTAGAGTCGGATATAGAATCGCTCCGAAACCGCTATAACAGCTTTACTCCTGCTGCGCAGGCCTATGCTGACTCGATGGGTCAGGGAATAGAGTTTAGCCAACGTCAGGTAGAAGTTTCTGATGAACTAAATAAAAAGATCCGAGATCTCACTGACAAAAAGGAAAAGCTCTCAAGAACAGAAAATACCGCTTCGGAAGCGAGTCGCCTGCTGACTAATAATATGCTTTCCTCAATGGGTGTTCATGAAGATCTCATTGAAAAAGGGGATGTGCTGGCGCGCGTACAAGGTGCTGTTGCAAAAGCTTTCGGTAACACTGCAGATGAGATCAATCGCGCCAACCAGGCTGGACAGAACTTTAACCCTAAATCATTGCAGATCGCCCCACCAACTGCCGATGGCGATAAAATAATCCTGAACCTCGAAGAGCAGAACGACCTCCTAAAAATACAGGATGAACGCCAGCGGGCAGTAGCAAAAGCCAGAATGGCGGCGTCTAAGGTTACTGATAACTCTAACCAGATCGCTTCTGCCGAGCGTCTGGCTGCAAAAAATTTCGATCTCCAAAAAGCAGAAGAGACACGGCGCAAAGCGCAGCAGCAAAGTGAGCAGCAGGGTAAAAGCGCGGCTACTCAGATGGAAGCCAATACCCAGAAAATTGCTGATTATAAGCAACGCGCAGAGACCGCTACCGGTGCAACACAGGATTTGTCCCGCGAACAGGCCATGCTGAGGGCGGAGCAGTCCCTTAATAAAAGCGCAACAGCTGGGCAAATTGAGGAAATAAGGAAATATGCCGCGGCAGAGTGGGATGCTGCTAATGCGGTCAAACAGCGCCAGCTAATACAAAACGCTATACCCGAGCTGAAAGAGAATGCCAGTTTTGATGTTCAGAAAAAGGCCCTCGAAAGTCTTAAGGGCCAAAAGAATGCGAACGGTCAGCTGCTTCTGTCTCAGGAGCAATATAGCCGGGCCTCAGAACAGCTCGAGCAAGACCATCAGACCACTCTCGCGAAAATCCGCGCTGGTCAGGCAGTAACATCACAGCAGACAGCCGCTGGCGAGGTTGATCCTGTCCAGCAGCTTGCCAATCAGCACGCACAACAGCTGGCTCTTATCCAGCAGTTTGAGCAGCAGGGAGTGCTGGCGCACCAGCAGGCCGTTGAGCTTAAGAACGCTGCAGATACGGAGTATGAGCAGCAGCGTATCGCAGCGCAGTGGGAGATCTTCCGCAATCAGAGCCAGGCTAATGAGCTGCTGGCATCTTCCCTTGATGGCCTCCAGAGCGGTGCGAGTAGCGCCATTACCGGCCTGCTTAGCGGAACGCAAAGCCTTGAGGAATCCTTCGCCAATATCGGCACCACCATCCTGAACGGTGTCGTTAGCAGCCTTGTGCAGATGGGTATTGAGTGGGTAAAAAGCCAGATGATGGGCCAGGCAGCCGCTGCCGCATCCCTGGCTTCAACTATGGCCCAGGCAACTGCGGCGGCTTCCGCCTGGGCTCCGGCGGCGATCAGCGCCTCTATAGCAACAATGGGAAGTGCTAACGCAGTAGGACAGACAGCATACGCGGGATCGTTGTTGGCTGCTAAAGGCATGGCGGTAGCAGGTGCGCGTCGTTACGGCGGCAACGTCTCTGCTGGTAATGCCTACCGCATCAATGAAAACGGCCAGTCGGAGATATTCCAGACGGCTGGCGGTCAGCAGATGTTTATTCCGAACCAGTCAGGGAAGGTTATTCCGGCGGATAAGGCTGGTGGTGCTACATCATTCAATCCGGTAATGAACCTCACCATTAATACTACTGGCGGAATAAGCAATGAGGAATTAGCGAGAATGCGTAAGGTCTGGAACAACGATATGTTGAAAATGCTGATCGACCAGCAACGTCCGAATGGCGTACTCAGGAGGAAATGATGGCAGAGGTATTTCCCTGGACACCGCAGCGGAGCTACAGCGTTGATCGCACGCCGAACGTTGCCGTCGTCAAGCTGGGCGATGGGTACGAGCAGCGGCAGGTTAAGGGCATAAATCCGCTGATGGCGAAATACAGCCTGGTGTTTCGGGGCGTAAGCGGGCCATGCAGGGCTAATGCGGCAAAGGAGGCTGAAGCTTTCCTGCGGGCGCGTATGGCGGTCGAGTCCTTCTACTGGACGCCATCCGATACGGGGGTGCAGGCGCTGTTTGTCTGTCGATCCTGGGGCATGGTCAAGAACGGGCCGCTGTACGAACTGACGGCCACATTTGAACAGGTACCACGTTAAGCCACCTCCGGGTGGCTTTTTTTATGGGAGATTTTCGTGCGCGACATTCCACCAGAGCTAATTATCGACAGCGTTGATGCCGGAGTCGGCGCGTTTATCGATCTCTTTGAGGTTGACCTGCAGCCATTCGGCGGCGACGTTCTCCGCTTTCATTCCGGCACGAACGGTTATTTCGGCGATGTCATCTGGCGCGGCCTGGCTTACCCGGCGTACCCGATCGCTGTAGAGGGCTTTGAGTTTAAAAACGAGGGCACCTACGCCCGGCCAACAATGGCGGTCGCGAATATCTCCGGACTTATTTACGGCATTAACCACGATTTTAATGATCTCTACGGCGTGGTGGTCACCCGCCGGCAGGTGCCGGTTAAATACCTGGATGTGGTGAACTTCCCGAACGGCAACCCGGACGCAAACCCAACAATGGAGGCGGTCTCGCGCTACGTTGTGGAGGGGATGACAGAAGAGACGTTCGAGCAGGTGACGTATGAGCTGGCGACGCCTGTGGACTGCGATAACGCCATCATCCCGGCGCGCACCATTCTGGCCGACGTATGCCAGTGGCAGTACCGCGGAACCGGGTGTAACTATGACGGTCCGCCGGTTGCAGATGAGCGTGATAACCCCACCACCGATCCGGCAAAAGATAAATGCTCACATCGCCGCTCCGGCTGCCGCTTTCGTTACCCGCGTCCCGAGCCGATGCCAATCAGCAGCTTCCCCGGCTCCCAGAAGGTGTCCTGATGCAGGAATTACTCGATTATGCGGCCTCGTCACAGGATGAGGTGTGCGGCCTGATCATCAATGACACCCGGCTTTTCCCCTGTCGCAACATTCATCCCAGCCCGGAGAGCCATTTCCGTATCAGCGACGGCGACTGGCTGGCGGCGGAGCGAGAGGGCGAGGTGACCGCCGTGTTTCATTCTCACCCGATGAACTCCCCGGTACTGTCCGGCGCTGACCGCCAGGCACAGGTTGTGACAGGTCTGCCCTGGTGGCTGGCGTGCAACGGCGCGCTACGTAAGTTCCGCCCGGTACCGCATCTGCTGGGCCGCCGGTTTCAGCATGGCGTCACAGACTGCTACACGCTGTTTCGCGATGCCTATCACCTGGCTGGTGTGGATCTGCCGGACTTTGAGCGGACAGATGGCTGGTGGCTGCGTGGTGAAAACCTCTACATCAAAAATATGGCGGCCAATGGCTTTCACCCGGTTCCTGCCAGCGATGCGCAGCCCGGCGATGTAATCATCCGCCAGCCGTTCCCGGGAGCTGACCCCTGCCACGCGATGATCCTGCTTGAAGGCGGCAAGGTGCTTCATCACGACTGCGCCGGGCACCTCAGCAGACGCGAGGATTACCGCCTTGCCTTTATGAGGCAAACCCATTCTATCTGGAGGCACGAAAGATGCTCCGATTTAAATTTAGCGGGCATTTACACCGATATTTCAGCGAAATCGAATTAGCCGTTGATACGCCTGCGCAGGGCCTGCGCCTTCTGCTGGCACAGGATCGCGCCTTCAAGAAAGCTTTTCTGGCGTCGCCTGTGCAGATCCGCGTTGATGGCGATGAGCTGGACGATGATAACGCGCGCTTCCACATGGATCGCCAGCTAGACAGCGGAGCCACTATAGCGTTTGTCCCGGTTGTGCAGGGGGCCGGGCTGGAAACCGGCACCATTGTTGCCATCGTGGCTATCACGATGTCGGTCGCCTCGGTTGCCTACTCGCTGTACATGTCCCGCAACATGAAAACCAAAACCTCAGCCGAGGCGGCGGAGAACAACACCATCACCAACAACTCATTCACCAGCACCGAGAGTCGTGTCGGCCAGGGGCATCCGGTCCCGCTTCTGCTGGGTGAAATGGTGGTGGCCCCTAACGTGGTATCCCTCGGCATCGACACGTCGAACAACCAGGACTGGACAGAATCTATAAGCTAAGGTGGCGTTATGTCTTCAGGCGGCGGCAAAGCCAGCACCCCCAAACTCCTCGACGATAACCTCAAATCCAAACAGTTTTACCAGGTGCTGGACCTCATCAGCGAGGGGCCAATTTACGGGCCGGTGGATCATGAGCACCTGTCCTCTTTCATGCTGAACAATACGCCGGTCACCGACGCCCGCGGCAATATCAATATTCCCGGCATCAGTGTCGCCTGGCGGCCTGGCTCAGAGTTTCAGAGCCCGATTAATGGCTTCGCTGCAGTCCAGGCATCAACCATCGTTAATACGGATGTAACCTTTGATACGCCACTGGTGCGTACCGTCAGCGATTCCGACGTGACCCGCGTGCGCCTGAATATTGGCGTCACCGGACTGGTACAGCAGGACACCAAGGGTAACCAGCAAAACAGCTCTGTAACTATGGTGGTTGAAACCCGCACGGCTAACGGCGCGTGGGAAATTCAAAAAACCGTTACGATCGGACCGGGTAAAATCTCAGGCGAATACCTGGAAGCGCACCTTATCGAAGCTCCCGACGTCAAACCGTTCGATATTCGTGTCCGGCGCATCACTCCGGATAGCCTCAGCGATCTGCTGGCGAACGGCACCATCTGGAACAGCTACACCGAAATCACTGACGACAACCTGTCGTACCCATTCTCGGCTATGGTCGGGGCCGTAATCGACCGTGACCAGTACACTGACACACCGAACCGTACCTATCATCTGCGCGGGCTGATTGTCGATGTACCGGATAATTACGATCCGGTAACCCGCACCTATTCCGGGCTGTGGCTGGGCGGCTTCAAAAAGGCATGGACCAATAACCCCGCCTGGCTTTTTCGCGAGCTGGTGAAAAACGAGCGGTTTGGTCTGGCCCGGCGTGCCGGTTATATCGATGTTGATGACGGCATGCTGTACGTTCTGTCGCAGTATTGCGACCAGCTGGTAAACGACGGCTACGGTGGGCTCGAACCGCGCCTGATGCTTAACGCCTATGTAACCGAACAAACCAGCGCGCGCGAGCTGCTGGATAAAATCGCAGGCATGTTCCGGGGCATTGCGCTGTGGGATGGTATGCGCCTGACGGTCATGCTGGACGCGCCGCAGGATCCGATCGCCACCATCACAAACGCCAGTGTGGTTGACGGCAAGTTTTTCCGTAGCTCTGTTAAGCGCGCCGAAAAATACAATGCCGTGGTGGTTTCCTGGACTGACCCGGATAACGGCTGGGAACAGGTGAAGGAGTACGTTTCTGACGATGACGAGATCGCCCGGGGCATATATAACGAGACCACGCTGGAGGCGTTTGGCTGCACATCCCGTGGGCAGGCATGGCGCGCCGGGAAATGGCTGCTGGAAACGGCAAAGCGGGAGAGCAGCCGCTTAACATTCCAGATGGCGCGCGATGCCATTGGGTTCACACCCGGCGATATTGTTGAGATTATGGACAACAACTATGCTGGGACGCGCCTGGGTGGGCGCATCATGGCCCATTCAGGGAAAGTAATCTCCGTTGATGCTGACGTTTCTGATCTGGTATCACCGGGCGACAGCATGTCGATTATGGATCGCACCGGGAAAATGGGCAGGCATGAGATCGCCAGCGTTGCGGGGCGTAACATTACCCTGCGCAATGCGCCCGCCTGGGTACGTGACGGCACCGTTTTTGCGATCTCCACCAGCGAGGTGTCGGTCCGGTTATTTCGCATTCTGAGCATCGCCGAGACGGAAAACAACTCCGTTTACAGTATCACTGCGGGTCAGCATGACCCGAACAAGCAAGCTATTGTTGACGATGGCGCAGTGTTTGATATCCCGAATGACACCCTGAACGGGTACCGGGTACCGAACATTGAAAACCTGCGCATCCTGAATACCAACAGTGAGACCGTGCAGGTTACCGCCACGTGGGAAACGGCCACCACCACCAAAAAGCTGGTGTTTGAGCTCTGCGTTTATAACGAGGCTGGCGCGGTCGTTGCGCAGTACGAAACCGACCAGTTTCGCTATGAGTTCTACGGTCTGAATGCCGGGAGCTACTCGCTGAGTGTGCGTGGGCGCAACGAGAACGGAATGAAAGGTGCCGAGACGCAGGTCAGCCTGATTATCGGTGCGCCGCGTCCGCCTAACTCGGTTCAGTGGATCCCGGGTCCGCTGCAGGCGACGCTGGTTCCGGTTATGTCGGTTACGGCCACTACGGATACCTCCTTCGAGTTCTGGTACGCCGGGGAAACGCCGGTACCCCCAACCGTCAATATTGAAAACAGCACGCAGTTCCTGGGCCGCGGGTATCAGTGGACCATCCAGCAGCTGAAGTTCGACCATACCTACTATGTCTACGTCCGCACCCGTAACGCCTTTGGCGTGTCTGATTTTGTTGAGGCGTCCGGTAAACCAACCGATGATTTCAGCGATATCACTGACGCCATCCTGGAGCAGATCAAAGAGACGGACCTGTTCAAAGAGCTGATCGAGAACGCCGTGGAGACGAGCCAGACCGTTGCGGATATGGCCGCCACGATAGCCGAAAATGCCGACCAGCTGGCAGCTGCCGTCGGCGCAAACAGGGAGACCGCTGAGGGCGTCATCAAGAACGCGCTGGCCATCGCTGAGGTGACATTCCGACAGTCTGCCCAGAACGCAGAGAACTCGGCTCAGTTTGAGCAGTTGCGCGAGGTGATTGCCACAGAGACCGAGGCGCGGGTTACCGACGTTACCCGACTGGAGGCTTCGACGGAGGAGAACGCGGCGGGCATCACAGAGGTGCGCGAGGCGATCGCTACCGAGGAGGAGGCGCGGGCGACGGCGGTTACCCAGCTGACGGCGGCCACGAAAACCGCTTCTGATAAAGCCGATGCGGCAACTGATGCAGCTGATTCTGCTACTAAGGAGGTTGCGAAGAACACTGCTGCTATTACCGAGCTTGATCAGGTGGTCACCACGCTGGACAGCGCCACGGCCTCCCGGTTCGATGAGCTGGCGGGCCAGACATCGGAGGCCAGCGGCAGCGTGCAGAATACGGCGGTCGCCCTGATTGAGAACACCCTGGCGCAGGTCAGCGCCCGGCGGACCCTGACGGCGGTAAATGCTGCCAACAGCGCCCAGATTGACCGGATCGACACTGTGGCGGCCAGCGACCGGGAAGCCACAGCGAAATCCATGCTGCAGATATCCGCCCGGGTTGATGGCGCGGTTGCCTCGATCAACAGTATCAGCCAGACGTTTGCTGATTACCGGCAGTCTACAGCATCTCAGATCACTTCTCTGACGGCCTCTATTGGTGGTGTAAGCGCAGCTGTAACCACGAATGCCCAGGCAACTGCTGATATCAACAACAATCTGAATGCGATGCTCAGCATAAAGGTTGGGATAGATGCGAATGGCATAAGGTATGCCGCCGGGATGGGGCTGGGTGTGCAAAATACGCCGTCAGGCATGCAGTCTCAGGTGATATTCCTCGCCGATCGGTTCGCGGTGATGAGCTATGCCGGAAGCACAGTAACGCTGCCATTCGTCATTCAGAATGGCCAGGTGTTTATTCGTGATTCTTTTATTCAGGAAGGAACGATCACCAACGCCAAAATCGGCGCATTTATCCAGTCGAATAACTATGTACCCGGCTCTGTTGGCTGGCGCCTGGATAAAAACGGCACTTTCGAAAACTACGGAAGCGACGCTACCGGCGCGATGAAACAGACCAATACCACCATTAGCATCAGGGACGCAAACCGTCTGCGGGTGCAGATCGGCAAATTAACGGGGGTATTCTGATGGCGTGGGGTATTCAGACATGGGATGCCAACGGCAACCCCAATAACTACGGGCTGGTGCCAATCAGCGTGCTGGGTTATTTCGCGGTCGCCGCCGGGCAGCAGTCAGGCGCGGCGAGCTATACGGTACCGGCCGGGTTTCGCATGGAGTTCCTGCAGGTGACCGCCAGCGACAGCTACACCACAGCGCGCCGCACCATCACCGTGTCAGGAGGCACTATAAGCCTGGGGGCGGCGGCAGAGAATAACTTCGGTGCCGGTACCTATCCGGCGATTAACGGCTTCGTTATTGCTTATCTGAGGGCTGCTTAATGGACTGGGGAGCACTACTGGTAACTGAGAACGGCGCACCGTTTATCACGCCGCAGTCGATACCGCTGGCGATGTACAGCAAAAAAAGCGCGGGCATATCCGGCTCTGCCGGTTCGGTCACAACCATTTCACAGGCTTTTCCTTCCGGCAGGCCTGTTATCCCGTTCGTGTACTCGACCACTAGCTGCGTTGTCAGCTACACCGTAGGCGGGAATGTCTGCACTGTTACGTTCCGCAACTCAACGGCAGCCGGTACCGCATACGTCTACTTTTTCACAATTTTCGAACAGCCGCTGCCGGACTGGGGGATCGCCATCTGGGACGAGCAGGGCGTGTGCATCCTGACAAACGAAACCCGGATCCTCACTGACATTCAGGCGGTCGGCACCAACGGCAGCGACAGCGCCGGTTTTTCGGTTAACACCACGCTGCCCGGTAAATTTGGCATCGTTCCGTCAATGTCCGGCCTGGCGACAGGTGTGATCCTGGATGGCGGTACGCGGCCCTGGTCCTCGCAGTATTTCTTTTCAGCGGTATTCAACGGAGGCACTACCCAGATAGGGCAGGCCACCACCGGAGGAACCGCCGGAAGCGGCGTATCAAACCTCGCTTACCACAACATGAAAAACAGCGTTTACGCACTGAACCTCGCTAACTACGACTGACAGCAACCTACATTTCACACAGAGCCCGCCGCGAGCGGGTTTTTTATTGCCCGGAGAACTCATGATTTACACCACTGGCACGATCGCCGGCAACGGCAACACGCTCACCGGTACCGGAACTAATTTCGCCGCAGCGGGCACGCTGATCCGCAACGGCTGCACTGTCATTGTCCTGAGCACCCCGGCGCAGGTATTCCAGATCACGGGGGTCAACAGCGCCACGCAGCTGGCCGTGACGCCTGCTGTTAATCCGGCAATCCCGACGGGCACCCGCTATGCGATCCTGCTCAGTGATTCACTGAGCGTAGACGGGCTTGCCTTAAATGTTGCCGAAACGCTCAATATGTACCTGGCATACATGAGCGGATTCGCGGACGTGATGACCGGCACAGGCAATGTGACGATCACCATCAACGGCGTATCGGTCACGGTACCCACGCAAAAATCCCTGGTTCAGAAGGGGCCTAACGGTACGGTGCCGGTGACCCTGGGCGGTACCGGCGGCAATACCCCAGCGGCCGCCCGGGCCGGGCTGGAACTCGGGAGCGCAGCGACCAAAAACATTCACACACAGGGGTACGGAGATACGTCAGGTGCAGGGGTGGCACTACAGATATACTCTGATTTTCGCTCGATCGCCGGGTACGATGGCCCGCATAACTTCCCCCTGGGGGTGACTGGCGGGATTCAGGACGGCTCTAAATATGGTGGAGGGGGTGATTTTATCGGGCTGTTATCTCTCCGGGGCTGGGTGGATAGTTCGGGAAACGGCGCCTGCTGGCAAATGGCGGTTAACAGCACCCTGCAGGCTTTCCGAATCCCGGTCAGATATCCTGACGGGTACACATATCTGACCACGTATAAAATCTGGAACCAGCGAAACACCACCGTAGACGGAAATGGATTTATTAAGCAGGCGTCCCCTATCGCCAGGCTCACCAGCAACCCGGAGGCAATGCCGCCAACATTTACCGACGGCGGATTCTCGTTAGCGGGCGTTGCTGCGGTGAACCTTGAGGCGGAGGGCGTAACAGTCGAGCGCGTCGATACAGGCGTCTACAAAGTACGCGGGGCTTTGGGGCTTCACTCTGACGGCTGGACCATCGAGATCCCGCAGGACTCCAACGGCAACCGCCTGTGTTTTGTTGAAACCGGGGTGGCTGCGGATGGCGTTATGACCGTATCGGTCTTTAAACGCCGCTTCGATATCGATACGGCAATGATAGTGGCCGGTGAACCGATGGATATACCGGAGGGTCGCTGGATTGACCTGCGACTGGAAATGCCTGCTGATTCGATTTACAACCAGCAAATGAAAGCGGCAGAGGAGGCAATGATTAAAGAACAGGCGGCACTGGCGATAAAAGACACTGAAAGCGTGGAGCAAAGTATTAATACCGAAAATCAATAGGGCGCGCCGTATCGCGATTTATCTCCCCCTGGCACGGGGAGCGAGTCAGATTTGCTGACTGTGCGGGCTAACTGAACGTACGTGCGAGACTAACACGTTTGTAAGATGGCTAAACTAGGCATTGTAAGAGTAAGACCTACGGCAGCTATGAGCGAATAGCGGATGGATTGCTATTGACAAAACCACAATCTGGTTAAGCGTCTTACGTTGCTCAAAATAATTGCTCATGAAAGTGGTTTTTTTGCCGATATAACATGGATATTTATTCGGGGTGGAAAGTGAGCATTTGCATCCCCTTAACTACCCATTTGCAATTTCGTTGGCTATCGCCAGATAATCTAAGCCGTAAATTCAACTGGCCGGTATAACGCGAGCAAAACAACCTTGATAAGGAGTGATTAAGTGGCAGTTGTACAAATTAAGTGGGATTGGCTGCAGTGGAACTGCCGTCAGACCTGGAAAAAAGATGTCCTTCCAGTATTACAAAGCAGAGGTGTTAGTCAGGAGGATCTTAAACGGTGCGTTTATGTCATCAAGCTTGATGGTCTGTTCGCTATTGAGTACCCACGCGGCATTTCTCCCACTGTTTACATCGGCGAAGGAAATTTTGAACAACGTATTACTCAGCATAAGAACTGGCTGACTGATCTTGCGGACCTGCAAGGCGAGAATGAGTTCCTCATTGGCTATTGTTTCCCTCGGGCGAGAAACGCCTCAAAGGTTTACTCTGAATTCGAAGCGATGCTAATTCATGAGTTTCGAGACATTTATGGCGCGGCCCCTTTGCGCAACAAGCAAATGGAATTTCAGAAGTCGAATCACGAGTTTCATCCAATGAGCGAAATTCGTAGCGCTATTATGATTGGCAAAGGGAAGCGTTTTCATTGGGCGGTAAAACCGATGAAAAGTTCATCCATGTATGATGTTTACCAGCATACTAAGGAACCGACTACCGCTTAATATGATAATTTAGATAACAATATTTTTAGTTATCCCCGCTTCTGACACGAAGCGGACGAACTGGTTGATTCGAAGGTCCGCTGTGAGCGAAAAGCGGACGCCCGCATAGCGTAAACAGGCGTCCGGTATTTTGAAGTGGGCAGATTAATTAACCCGCTTCCCCGTTTCGTCAATGACCTTCTCGCCATCCTCTTTAGTAAACGCTCCTTTCTGGCCTTCCGGTAGAATATCCAGCACTATTTCTGAAGGACGGCAAAGACGAGTGCCAAGCGGCGTAACTACAATCGGCCGATTAATCAGGATCGGATGTTGAAGCATGAAATCAATCAACAGCTCATCACTAAATTTCTCTTCATCAAGACCCAGATGTTCATAAGGCTCAACATTCTTACGCAGTAATGCACGCACCGTAATGCCCATATCTGAAATAAGTTTAATCAGCTCATCACGGGTCGGTGGAGTATCGAGATAATAAATTATCGTCGGTTCATTGCCGCTGTTACGGATCATCTCCAGCGTGTTGCGTGAGGTGCCACAGGCCGGGTTGTGATAGATGGTAATGTTGCTCATATCAGTATCTCATTACAAAGTGACAGAGAGCCGCCACGCCAGCGCGGCCAGAGTGACAAACAGCACCGG